AAACTCATGAAAGATGTTAAAGCCTCTGGCCACCGATTGATGACAATGAAGAAAGAGATCTGGTCAGGACGCCAGACCTTTCGAGTGTAATATGTTCAATGCCGAGAAGTTTTGTTTGGAGCATCAAATAGAAATAGCTCCTCGAGGTAATCGCCACCATCGGCAAGGATGGATTAATATTTCTTGTCCTCATTGTAGTGGACAATTTGGCTATTATCTTGGAATTAACATCCGGCACGCCTACTCCTCTTGCTATCGTTGCGGATATCATTGGTTACCCAAAACCATTGCGGCGGTAGCAAGAGTTCCAATTAATCAAGCAATCCAATTAATCACCAGATACTCAACGGGGGAGATCCTGCAAGAGTATCAAGAAAAAATAAATCGAAATAGCAAGCTGGATTTACCCCCCGAATTTGAAAAGCTATCAATCATCCATTGGAATTATCTAAAATCACGCCAGTTCAAGCCCATCACGGCACGTTCGCATAGGCTCTTAGGCACTCGTATGCGTGGCAATTATGCCATGCGGATAATAGCTCCCATCTATCTTGATGGGATGTTAATATCCTATCAAGGGAGGGATGTCACTGGGCATCAATCACTTCGATATAAAGCCTGTGAAGCAGAAGATGAAGTCTGGCCGCATCAAGAAACACTTTATGGAATTGATGATTGTAAAAATGATTCAGTTTTAATTGTTGAAGGAATAACAGATAAATGGAGACTTGGTGATGATACAGTCGCTACCTTTGGTATTGATTGGTCAGCCGCACAAGCAAGAATGATTGCGACACGATTTAAAAAGTTCTTTCTGCTATACGATAATGAAGAACAAGCACAAGAAAAAGCACTATCGTTATATCACTACTTAACAGCAAGAGGGCTCGATGGAGAAATTATAACACTAAATACCAACAATGATCCGGGGTCTTTAACAGACTCCGAAGCAAGAGAACTAAAAGGAGATCTGGGCCTATGAAAAACAAAATACGATTTATAATAGAATTGATTTTCTTTGCATTTATTTTATTCTTTTTTTCAATCGGACTTGATCGCTTAGTCAATAATTATTTAAGAAATTAAAAAACACAAAAGAGATTTAGGATTATGAAAAATGATCTAACATTAATAACCATAAAAGAAAAAGATCATGGTGGATTTTATGAAATAGATCAATTTATTGAAGATTGGTTTATATGCCCAAGTTGTAAAGGAAAAAATATCATTATTGGTTATAAATTCTGTCCAAATTGTGGGGTGTCGATTGAATTTGATAAAAAAGTAATTAAAAAATATGAAGGAGAATAGTAATGAAAAAAGAAACCGAAAAAAAAATGTACGCATTTTCTTGGAAGTTATTTAAAGTGGGATTGGCTATTACCTCACTCGTGATTCTTGTACCCATTGTCATTGCAATTATTTTTAGTGTGGTTGCGGTTATAACTCAACTATGAAACAAGATACTCTAAATAAAAAAGCGGCTGGAAAAAAATATCTCAGAAAAAGATGGGATAGAATCCAGCCGCTTTGCGTAAAACATAATCTACCTTGTCATTGGAAAAATGTATGTCGCGAGTGTGTAAAAGAACACTTGCCAGAAGTTGATATAAAAACAAGAAAGCTCAGGCTTGATCCAGCCATTATAGAAAAATTGGAAATTAAAATATTAAAATCTAAACCCAAAATGAAAAAATTTTTTTGATAAATAACCATTTAATTAAATTATGAAAAACAAAATGATTCAAAATAAATTAAATATTTTTAAAAAAATCCCATCAAATTATTATATAATAGCCATTTTCCGGTACCCTATCGGAACTTATGCCCGCCCACCCCACGACAGGATGTTCCAAGGCATCCTGTCAGGGCGGCGCATCCTCTTGGAGGGATTTATACAAAAATCAAAGGCGGATATTAATTAAATGAAACCAGAAACAGTTGCTCAACTAATTGGTGCCGGTGCCTACTGGGCATTAAATAAAAAATTACATAGAAGACTCGGGGGCGATGCCAATGTCACATTGTTCCTCACTGATATGATGGACAAATTTCTTTATTTCAAAACTAAAGAACAGTTGGACGAGGATGGTGGATTTTTCAATACCGGTAAAAATGTTGAAGCCGATACAGCTTTATCTCCACATATTAAAAGAAAATGTATTGCCACTCTTTGTTCGGCTGGACTAATTAAGACAAAATTAAAAGGAGTTCCAGCTAAATTGTGGTTCTACATTGACTTCGAAAAAATAATGGAATTGATGGAGTCAAGTAGTGAAGAAACTAAACAACCAGTTGTTAAAGAACTTAACAACCAGTTGTTAAAGAACTTAACAACTAGTAGTCAAAGTAATCAACAACTATATAATAATACTAGATATAATAATACTAAATCTAATAAATTTTCTAAAGAAAATAATAGGGGTTTTGAAAAACCCAAAAATTATTCAAAAGAAAAAACCCGTCAAGCAAATCAATCCTCCAAAATAAAATCACGCCAGTATAAAAGACAATCCTCCAGACAAACAGTCCGTCAGGTTGGTATCAATCACATCCCAAACATTATTAAAAATGAATGGAATTCCAATTCGACCGTTACGACCCACCGCATCGAGCCCGGCAATAAAACATACGAGAATATAAAAGAGTTAATGTTATCCCTTTTTAATGGTTCGTTTAGCAAAGGTAAATACTGGGACAAGGATTGGATCAAAACAATTCCAGAAGATTTATTAAAAAAGAAATGGTCCGTTGATGAAGTCAGAAAAGGAGTACAAGAATCTGCCAAGTATAGTATGGCTGGATACTGGCCACTATCTAAGTCGGTTGGGTTCAAAAAACTATCTACCATTTTGTATAATCCAAAAACAGGTAAGTCAATGTTCTTGCAAGCCGTCGCTCGGCCACCCGAATTATTAAACGAAGTAATAAATAACAATGATAATGAATTTTCCAAGGATGATTATATTTGTGGGATGCAAGAAGTCATCCTTGAAAAGATAGATCCAGAACAAACAAAATCATTTTCAATGAAACGTTTTGAAAAAATAGTCAAAGAAATCAAAAGTGATTATGAAAAAATTGATTTAGTGGGAGAGCTAAAATATGACGCTGGATCAGCACGAGACTATGCGGCCCTATACGGGGAGTTCATATCCAGAGCTTGGAAAGCTATCAGCCCAGATCAGATCGGCCCGTCAGGAGCTTGTTATCAGAAGTTTCAAGCCTATATCAGGCAGGAGTACTATCAATAAATCTTAACGAAGGAGAATAGCCATGAGTTTAACAGTTTATTTGTACAACGAAGTTCAAGGTATCCGGGTTGGCGAATTTGAAAAGAAATATATGTTCGCCGCAAACATTAACAATTTTATCGCTGCCACTATTGCAAAAGAGGCTGGTATATTTAATGTCTTATGGCATCCACGGCGTAATGGTTTCCAATATGGGCGTCAGATCATTGATCTTTTACAGGCTGGTTTAGATCATATGCAAAAAAATCCAGAAGTGTATTATGCAATTGATGAAAAGCATGGCTGGGGTTTGAGCTCTGAATTTTTAAAGTGGGTTAATGAATATATCGAAGCCTGTAAAAAATATCCTGATTGTAAAATCGAAACTTTTTAAAAGGAGAAGAGAGCAATGACACAATTTCATAAAATAGTATTGTTACCAATTGTTGTTTCTAACTGTGATTATTGTTGGGACGGCAGAAATTTGTGCCCACAATTCGACAATACCGGAGGGCATCCAACCTGCGATATGGATGTTGATATACTGAGATATAATAAAGAAGGAGTTGTTCCAAAACCGAAAAGATGTTTACAGTTGAGAATGCAACAAGAAGTAAAAATTTTACCAGCGCCAATCGACCATGAAAAAACAAGGAGAATTAAGCAATGCAAAAATACTACACAGGAATAGGATCAAGGTTAACTCCTAAACAGATTCGTTTTCAAATGTTTGCTGTTGCTTCTCTTCTTGCTGAGAAAGATTTTGTTTTGAGATCAGGCGGAGCAGACGGAGCAGATGAAACATTTGAAATGGGATGCATATCGAAGCAAGGCAAAAAAGAAATATATATACCATGGACTGGGTTTAATGGCCGAAAAGACAACGGGATTTTTACACCAAATTATATCAACGATATTGTTCTAACCAATATCAAGGATACTCTCCAGTGGAAGGCGGCTGATCTGGCAGAAGCAGTCCATCCGAGATGGAAAGAATTAGCCCCAAGAGTAAAAAGATTACATACGAGAAATGTATTCCAAGTCCTTGGGCAAGACTTGGAATCAAAAAGTGATTTTCTCATTTGCTGGACACCGAATGGAAAAGTATTGGGTGGAACTGCTACAGCAATTAGAATTGCGCAACGATATAATGCCCGTGTTTTTAATTTGGCGATTCCTTTTGAGCAGTTGGAGTTGAGAACTTTTATAAAAAAGATTTAATTTTCTATAATTTTTCATTATAATATGAAGAGGGATTAATTATGACTGACAAAGATTATGATGGGATGATAACCGAGATCAAAGCTGGAATGTCATTGACTAATAAATCACCACAAGACAGAGTATATAATCAGGCTTGTTTAAGAGCCATTTCCATTATAGAGAAATACAAGAAAGGGAAGGGGTTGTTTCAAAAAAAATGATAACTCAATTAAAAACTGGAGCATATTTAGACCGGCATTATTATAGTTTCATGATTTCTTTTAGTGCTCTTTGTTTTACTTTCGACAGGCCATTTAAAGAAATCGAATTGGAATGGGAACAACATAATTGTAAAAGGGTCTTAAAAATCACATACTACTTTAACAAGTACGAATATAAAGTAAAGGAGAATTAATGTTTACAAAACCTGAAATAGTAATCGATGGATTAAAGATTAAAAGCCCTTGCGCAGAATGTATCTTTCATATTCAAGCAATTCCTAAAAACAATTGTGAAGCATGTAAAGTTTGTACTGCAAGGGTAGAATATGATGAGGTCGTTTCTATCCAGTGGGCCGTTGTCCCTTGGATCTCTTCTGCCGATTTTAAAAAATTAGCTCTTATGAAACTTAAACAAAAAGAAAATAATCGTATGGCGGTATTCTCATAATGCCAGTAGCCTCCCGATATAAACCACCGGACAGTAAACTTGAGCGCCGGATTATAACCGCCATGATAATATCTTCTGATTATCTCAAACAGGTTCATGGTATTTATCGTCCAGAGTCTTTAAAAACTAACTTTACTAAAACTATTGCAGCTTGGTGTATTGAATATTGGGAGGAGTATAAGGAGGCTCCAGCCCAACATATTCAAGATATTTTTCATAACAAAACCAAAAATAATTTCGCGGCAGATCAGACAGAAGATATCAGTGAATTTTTAACAGAGATATCTGAAGAGTATGAAACAGCTGAACAATTAAATGTTGAGTATCTTCTAAGGCAAACGGAAATACATTTTAGACTAAATGTTTTAGATCACTTAAGAGTTGAACTTGGTAAAGCTATAATTTCTGGAGATGTTGAATTAGGAGAATCCAAGGTTAAAGGATTTGAAAGAACCGTTCGGCAACAAACAGAAGGAATTGATATTTTCAGAGACAGAGACGCCGTTGTAACCACTTTCTCTGAAGAGGTGACCGGAGATAAATTGATTCGATTCCCGGGCCATCTCGGGGCTGTTATCGGTGATCTCGAAAGGGAATATCTTGTAGCCTATCTTGGTAATACCGGGGTTGGTAAATCTTGGTGGATGTTGCAATCTGGTTGGTGGTTTGTCATGGCTGGATATAATGTGTTGTATGTTTCATTTGAAATGTCTCTCCCCCAAGTAACAACAAGAACTTATCAATGGTCAACAGGTAGGCCAAAACGAACAGGCAATATTTTATTACCTCAATGGGATTGTGTAAGTAACCAAACCGGAAAATGTCATTTTGATTTTAGATCATGCAAATCACAAATAGTAGATGCAAAAGGAAAGTATCTACATCCCAATGCCTACCCAGACGATTATAAACCCTGTCAAGCCTGTAAAGAAATCGATAAAAGAAGAATAGACTATGAACCAGCATCTTTCCTTCAATTGGAAAAAAGAGAGGGATTGAATCTTGAACGCGGTATTAAAATGAGGAATCTGTTTGATAGGGCTCAAAAAAGGGCCGGCGTTTTTGATTTTATCAGATGGCCGGCAAGACAGAAATCAATCGATGATTTGAGGCTACATTTATCTAACGTAGAAGATTATCAAGGAAAAATTTATGATGTAATTATTACTGATTATGCATCCAAGATGAGACCAAATCAATTTTATAAAGAAAAAAGATGGGGTATTGAGGAAGTATTTCAAGATCATAAAGCACTTGCTCAAGAAAAAAATTGCCTTGTTATAACCGGCCATCAGGGAAATACAGTCAGAGACGACAAAGATTTGGGTAGAGGATCATGGCAAGAATCGATTACAGGATTGAATGAACTGGACATTGGAATTATTATTAACCAAAAACAACAAGAAAAATCTTCTGGTTGGTCTGAGAAGTCTGCTGGCCTTTATAGATTAAGCATGGGAAAAATGAGGGATGAGGATTTTAATCCCAATGCGCAAGTGTATATTTTATCTTGCTTAGGGATTGGAAAACCATATTTGGATTCATATCGAAAATAGAAGAGGGTTTAAAACTATGTCTGATAACGCACAAGAATGCCCATGCAAAGAATGTGAGCATTTAAAGACAGACAAAGAACCGACAGACAGCATTTGTTATAATTGTGACAAGAGAATAATATATGATCTGTCGTTAACTGACCCTCGATTGATACCTGAATTTCTTCTTGAAGACATAACAAGGATAGGTGAACTAAAAGAAGTTGATTTAAAAGATCCTAAAGAGAAAAAACCACCTACTCCAACATGGCAGATAAATAAAAAACTTGATAGGTTGGCCGCCGAAGACGGATTCAGTGATGGATATTTGCCTTGGTTAAAATATTTATATGACGTTCAAGGAATGAGTATGCAAGAGATTGCTGATTTGTGTGAACTAGAATATACAATTATCAGGACAAGATTGAAATCTGACACAGAAATATATGGTTCAAGACCATGGGTTAATGAAGATAGGTATTGTCAATTACCAAAATGTAATAAATTGTTGGTCAGAAAAAGATACAAACCAACCCGTCTAAAAAGATTAGGTAAATTGGAAGCAAACAAAACTTTTTTAAACAGAAAATACTGTAACCGTAAATGTTCTGCTATTCATCGAAAACAAAAGGAGAAAAAAAATGATAACAATAACAAAAGAATTTAAGTTTGAAGCAGCTCATTATTTACCTGATCATCCGGGATTGTGTAAAAATCTTCATGGTCACTCCTATAAAATGAAAATAACAGTAAGACACAAAAACAACAAATACAATAATCAAACTAAAATGGTTGTTGATTTTGGTTTATTAAAATCAATTGTAAATAAAATTATCATTGACAAAGTAGATCATTCATACTTAAATAAATTTTTCAATATACCAACCGCTGAATTTATGGTTGAGAGATTTGCTGATATCTTACAAAAGGCAATTTTAAAAGAAGGTGTTGATATCGTTCTCTTAAAAGTTTCTTTATGGGAGACAGCCGGATCAGAAGCCACGTGGACACTTTAAAAAAGGAAAATAAAAATGATTAGTGTTGCAGAAATATTTCAAGGTATGGATGGAGAGGTAAATTATTTTCATCAAGGAAGACAAACTGTTTTTCTTAGGTTGGCTGGATGTAATCTTGATCCGTTTTGTCCATATTGTGATACCAAATTATATCAAAGTAAAGATAGTGGAAAAGTTTATTCGATTAAAGAATTAGCAATTGAATTTGATAAATACGAAGGGTCAAACTTAACAATCACTGGTGGTGAACCATTGATGCAGAGACATGAATTATACCAACTCCTTTTACTCGATGAAATGGATAGATGGAAAAGAATTTCCATTGAGACAAATGGATCATTACCATTGCCGGAATGGAGATCTATAGATGATAGAATTTTTTCTTTTGTTATCGATGTAAAGTTAACCGACCCTCAATTTAATTTTATGGAGCCAGACAATTGGAAATATGCTCGGTGCAGCGACATATTTAAAATGGTAGTCAATAGAGAAAATTGTAAAAGGGCAATTGATATTTACAAGATTATAAGACAGAGAAATCAATCCAATCCTGTAATTTCTTTTTCTCCGGAATGGACTGGGTATTTTCCGGAATATAGAAACAGAGTAAGATATTTGATGGATACATTACAAAAAGCAAATATATATGACGCGGTAATTAATCTTCAGCTCCATAAAATCCTTGATGTAAAATGAATATAAAATCAATACTTTATAAAAATGTTTAAAAACATCAACTATTTTTTTCTTTTCTTTATGTTTTTCATTATAATAGGTTTGAAGTTAAAGTATTTGTTCTTTGGAAATTAAATAGGTGGCGGTACAGCGGCAATGTACCTGCGGAATGACCAATCGCCTGATGAGTTCTTCTGAGGGAAGCCAACGGTCCGGGGATTGAGAGTCAACCTAATCTACCCGCATAATATGGTTAGCAGCGAC